ATGCTATATAGCTATGCTATTATATTATGCTATGCTAATATATCATCCCAGGAAAATAGAATATTTTCTATGCTATGCTTGGTTTATACTTGCTAATGCTTAGTAATAGCAAATAGCTAAACTAAATAGATACCCCCTATTGTTTCATGAAAGAAAAAGAGAGAAAAAGCAAAAGACCCCTTTTCTTACGCAAGCATAAAAACTGCATATATATGGTGCAATTTAAGGCTTATTTTGTAAAATTTTTTAGCAATTTTGCATTTTTATGGTGTGATATGTTATTATAGTTTATGTGATATGGTATAATTAGTGTAGTTGATGGTGTAATAGGGGGTGATAAGTTGAAAATATGGTTTGATACGTTAGACTATGACAGTATAGATGATCCAGATTTTAACATGGACAATGTAAAGCAGTTATATGACAATATAAGTGATGGTGTTAGCATAGAAGATGCTTGTGCTTTGGTAATGATAAAGCCAGAGCAATATTACAAATGGTTAGACTATGAAGATTTCAGGGTATTGATGGAGCATGCAGAAGCAAAGTATAGGGCTGGGTTACAGAGGAAGATAACGAGGGCAAGTCAGCAGAATCCGATAATAGCGTTCAAGCAGTTAAGTGCGTTATTGAAGCAGATGGGGAACAAAGGCAAGGGTAGTGATTTATATGATGAGTTGGTAAAGATAGCGATGCGTGGTGAAGATGATGGATAATTCGCTTACACGGTTTTTAAGCAGGTATAGAAACAACCCATTGTTATTTGTGCATGAGATGTTGAAGGTAGAGCCAACACCGCAGCAAGAGCAAGTGTTAAGGGAGTTGCCTGAATCACACAACATAGTGATAAAGTCAGGGCATGGAACTGGTAAGACTGCGTTATTATCGTGGATAGTGTTATGGTATATGTTGACAAGGCCGTTGTGTAGGATACCGATAACAGCACCTACTATGCATCAGCTTAGTGATGTATTTTGGGCTGAATTGAGTTTATGGATGGCGAGAAATGATGTTTTAAATAGATTGTTTGAGAAGACTGCTTCCAAGCTGATACCGAGGAATGACAAGTATAAAAAGACATGGTTTGCCACATTGGTATCTGCGAGGAAGCCAGAGAATATGCAGGGATTTCATGGTAAAGACCTGCTGTTTATAGTTGATGAGGCTTCTGGTATATCTGATGCTATGTTTGAAGTTATTGATTCTGCGCTAACGAATGAAGGTGCAAGGTTGATAGCGGTAGGAAACCCAACACGCAGTTCTGGATATTTTTATCGTGCGTTTCAAGAAGACAAAGACTTATTTGCACGCTATACGTTTTCTTCGCTTGAAAGTCCATTGGTTTCGAAGAACTGGTTGAAGAAAATGGAGAGGTTGTATGGTGTGAATAGTGATGTGTACAAGATCAGGGTATTGGGTGAATTTCCAAGTGCAGAAGGCACGTATGTAATACCCACTTCATGGATTGAGCTTGCGATGATAAATGAAGAGCGGGTATATGGTGATGTTGTGATTGGTGTAGATGTTGCAAGGAGTGGGAACGATAAGACTGCGATAGTGGTTAGGAATGGTTATGTAGTCGAGAAGATTTACACATATTCTAAGCTTGATACAGTTGAGGTTGCTGATGAAGTTGACAAGATAGCCAATCTTTACAAAGCAAAAATAGTTGCGATTGAGGCTGTTGGTTTTGGAGCTGGGGTGCTTGACACGCTTATACACAGGGTTAGAAAAGAGAAGCGGAGGTATAAGCTGTATCAATTCATACCGCAGGCGAAGGCAGTTAATTCTGCACAATTCAGAAATGCAATAACTGAGGCATGGTGGAGGTTAAGGGGAATGTTTAAACCAACTGCTGATGGCTTCCCAATAATCAGCTTACCCAAACACGAACTTGCATTACAGCATTTATCGAGCAGAGAATATGAGATCGATGCAGATGGCAAAATAAAGCTTACTGACAAGAATGAAATGAAGCGAAAATATGGTTTTTCACCTGACATTGCAGATGCTATGGCGATAGCGTTTTATGACAACTTACAGAAAGCAAGGGCCTCGTTGAAAACAAAGATTTCTGTTTTGCGAAGGGGGTATAGTGAATGGGCAGAACTCCAAAGATTATGAAGCAGTTTTACAACCCCGAAAATTATTTTAGTGATTATAGTTCAGACAAGATACTATTATCAGAACTATTTGACGTAACGCTTGACAAGCTTGAAAGAATGTATCGTGATCCTGATATAGAAAGATTTGTTGAAATGAAGGCGCAATGGATGGCTCTGATGGTAAATGGCTTTGAGCACGAAAACAAAGAGATTGAGGAATTTGTATGGAAGGCATTGAATAGTGTTGAAGGTGGTTTAAGCAATATACTGATAGATGCTTTTGCTGATAATATTGTTTATGGGCATCATATTTCGGAGATCGTTTGGACGAATAAGGGCGATAAACTTGTTCCAAAGAGGTTTGTGTATATACCGCCGCAGGATAGGTTAATGCTTGTTGATGCTAATGGTGATTTTGTTGGTATTAAATTATTTAATGGTGCTGTGTTAAAGCGTGAGAAGTTATTTTACTATAACATGAGGCCAAACAGAGGCTTGTTTGGTAAGTCCAGAATTGCTTCGCTCTATCCGTATTATTTGCTTTTGAAAACTGCCACATATAACTATGGCAGGGTTTTAGAGAGGTTTGGTATTCCTTGGGCTATTGGTAAATCACTTGATACTGACAAAATGCTTGAGCTGTTGAAGAACATGTACAACATAGCATCTGCTGCAATTGATCCTGAAGAGAGTGTTGAGATAATAGAGCCAAGGGATACAGGAGAGATATTTGAGAGAGCAATAGATATTGCTTTAAGTGCGTTTATTAGGCATTTGGGTATTCCAGAATTAATGGTAAATGTTAAGAAGACTGGTACTTATAATTTAGGTGAAGTGCAGTATAACTCGTTTATGGACGAGATAGAGAGTTTGGCACGAAAACAAAATATTCCTTTAGTTGGAGCTTTAGCGAAACTTGTGGTAGAATTAAATTATGGGGAGCAAGAAGATTATGGTAAATTCGTTGTTATTAAAGATGCAAATGTTGAGAGCATGAAGGGATATGCGGCAGTGTTACAAATGATGAATCAGGCAGAGAGTTTGAATAATTCGATAAGGACTTGGATATATGAGAGAATGGGTATTCCAAGAGACAAGATGGGTGTGGAGGTGGAGAATAATGGTGGAACTGACAACGAAGTTCAACAAAAATGATTTGTGGCATAATGCCTTACCTATTGGCAAATTTTATCATGCAGTATATGGTGAGATAGAGATAACTCATGAATTGATAAAACAAATGGCTGAGAATTTTAAAGCAGGAAGGCCGCATTATAAACCACCAGTTAATATAAGCCACAATGATGAGAATGGTAGTTATGGATATGTTGATGATCTTGAGGCAAGAGAAGATGGTTTATGGGTGCACTTGGTTTTGACTGAGGAAGGGGTTAAGTTGCTTGAAGGCAAGAGATTTAATTATTTATCTGCTGAGTTTACGCCTGAGTATGTTGATCCAAAGTCAGGGGAAAAAGTTGGTGCTGTGTTTCTTGGTGTGGCTTTAACAAATAGACCTGCGCATCCATACATGCAGCCACTTAAGTTTTCAGATTTAGTTGAAACTGTGAGGGCTGCTGTTACTAAAGCTATAACATTTATGTTTGGAGGCGGTAATATGGATGAGGTTATTGAGCTTGCTGAGATGCCTGTTGATGAGACGAGCTCGTGGGATTGGAATTGGGCAAGAGATGCGGATGCGATAATTGAAAAACTTGGCTGGTCTGGTTTAGCAAGGGCATGTGCTTATGTAAAACGCGAAGGCGGTAAATTGCCAGAAAAGAAGGAAGCATACAAGTTGCCTTTTGCCAAGCTAAAGAACGGCAAGTTGACGATATACAAAAGTGGTGTTATTGCTGCTATGCGAGCCTTGCTTGGTGCGCGCGGAGGTGTTGATATATCAAGGGATGAGAAAAAGACTGTTTATAACAAACTTGCAAGATTGTACAGGCGATTTGATATGGAACCACCAGAATTTCATTATGAGCAGGAGGTTGATAGCATGGAGTTGGAAGCCAGAGTAAAGCAGCTTGAGGAAGAGCTTGCAAAAGCCAAAACTGCACTTGAAGAGAAAGATAAAGAGATCGAAGAACTTAACAAGAAAATAGCAGAATATGAACTTGAAGCTTTTAAAGTCAAAAAAGTTTCTGAAGGTTATAAACCAGCAGTTGTAGAAAAAGTGTTAGAAATGGTAAAATCAGGAGAGATAAAACTTGAAGCAGCAGAAAAGATAATTGACATGAGTGAAAAAGTAGAGCTTGAACAAAAATACTTTGCAATGGAAGGTAGCGAAGGCAAGAATATTGAAGACATTGCCATGCAGGATGCGAAGGAGTTAGGATATCTTAAAAAGGAGGTTTGATGAGACATGAGCACGGTTTATGAGAGACCAAAATCAAGATATGCGTGGTTTGAAAAACACGATGTAATTCCGCTGAAGGTTGCTGAAGATGTTTTTGAAGGCGAGATAGTTGCAAAGGTTACTGCAGATGGTAGTATAAAAGCTTATAATCCTGATGCAAGTGATGGCACTGAAAATCCAATAGGTGTTGTGGTTTATGATGCGGCAGAAGCAGATGGCTTAGCTAATATAGCGTTTAGAGGCACATTTGGTGATATATTTGCTTTAATAAAACTTACTGAAACATTTGATGGCGATGATGCTACAACTGATTTCACATTGAGCAGGGCGGCTTATGAAGTTGATAGTGTTACTGTTGGCGGTACTGTATTGACTGAGGGTACTGATTATACTGTTGATGGCAAAACGCTTAGCTTTACAAACGCACCAGCGAGCGGCACTGACAATATAGAAGTTGTTTACAAAGGCAAACCAGAATCGGATGATTTCTGGAAGCTTGCCCCAGCGATATTGATCGAAACTGTTACTGAGTATTGAGAAGGAGGGATAGCTGATGGCTATTGAACCAGCGAAAAGTTGGCAATATTTTACTGAGCTTGTTAGAGTGATGGATGTTGATACAGATTTTCTTACAAGAGCACTGATAGGTAACATAAACCTTAAAGGTGGAAATAGCAAAGTATCTTCAAGCCCGATAGAGCACATAGAGTATGAATATGAAACCTTGCCACTTACTGCCGCACCAATGAGAGGTTTTCATGATGACTATGTACCAGTATCGAGTGCTACTCAGAGGGTAAAGAAGGTTGTAAATGTTTACTCTATTCCGCTTGAAGATGATGTTGATCTTAAGGAAGCGTTTGATGCTGTTCCTGCGCCAGCAACAGATACGCAAGCCAGCTTAGCAAGGCTTAATGCGATAACCAAGAAGAGAATTGCCGACAAACAAGCATTTATGAAGAGCATGATAGCAAGAAGAATTGAGATAATGCTTGGGCAAATACTGTATGACGGAAAGATTTCGTAT